CGAGCTGCCGGACAGCTCTATAAGGTCCAGAAGCAGAAAAATGTATTATTGCGGCGATGACCTTAAGTTGGGAGACGAATACGGCAGAGAAAGAGTGATGGACGTTGAGATCATAGACCCTGATGGGTCCGGCCAAATATTGGTTATAGCGCGGCTTGAGCGATGAGCTTTGCAAATATCGAAAGAGCCTTGGACACCCATCTCTACGCTTTTTCTTCGGCAAACTCCCTCGCCGTGGCATGGGAAAACCAGCCATTCGACCTTGAGTCCTTTACCGGAAATAAATACCTGAAGCAGTCGATATTGCCAGCAGAATCCTTTCGCGGGGTTGATACATCGACAGACTTTAAAGGTATTTACCAGGTCATGGTTTACGTGAGGAAAGACCAGGAAAAGGCCGCAAAACAATCGATTATTGACGGGCTAATCTCTCATTTTTCTGCGGGCACCAAACTAACGGCGGGCGGGCAAATAGTAAACATAACTAACGCTTGGGTGTCGCCTGCGCTTATAGGTGATAGCTGGGTCGGGCATCCGATATCAATCACGTACAGGTCTTACGTATGAGTGAATTCAAAACATTTTTCGAGCTCGCCGATAAAGTAATGTCTGAGATGAAGGAGTCGATTCATAGCGCGATATCTGGCACTGCGACTGCGACACTGAGGAGAACTCCTGTATTGACGGGTCAGGCTAGGGGCAACTGGAATTTTAGTGTTGATACCCGAGACATGACCTTTTATGAAAAGAGGGTGGACCCGCATTTACAATACAAACCGCAAGAAGCTATAGATGTTTCTTTCGACTCCATTGGAGGAGTTTTTTATATGATCAACAACGTTCCGTACGCCCAGCGCTTGGAGTATGAAGGCTGGAGCGACCAGGCACCATCTGGAATGCTTCGTGTATCTATAGTAGAATTTAATGATAGATTAAAACAATCTTAGGAGAATAACATGGCAGGTGCAGGACTTGGAATGGGATCGGTTATACATATGATAGAGGGCGAACCCTCTACTTATGACGTAGCCGGTTTCGACACTTTATTTTCTGGCTCACCAATAAAAATCGGTAGGGTCTCAGGTGCGCTAGGTGACCTTGGCTCCACTTACGAGGTTTCTAGCTATGTTGATTTAGAAACGGGAAATAGCACGCCAGATAAAGGCCCAAGAACGAACGGGACGCTTTCAGTCCCAGTTGTTTTTGACTCTGGGGATGCCGGACAAGATGAAGTCCGTTCTGGGACAGACGGGGCAAAAAAGAACTCTCTTTTTAGCTTTCGTATCACAATCTCGACCGGAGATATTTTCTACTTTGTCTCAAAGATTTATTCTTCGCCGATAACTCTTGCCGATGCTAGCGGCTACAACATGACCACTATCGGCCTAAACCCAACCGATCTAGTGCTTCTGAAGGAGGCCGTGTAAGTGGATATCAGCTCAAAGCCCCGCATTTCTGAAGACACAATTGATGTACCTATCCGCGACCCAGAAACCGGAAAACTAACAGATATTGTGATTACGGCATATCCACGGAACACCAGGTTTTACCGCAAGGCGTTTCGTCGGGTCACCAACGAGACAATGGGTAGCGATGACGTGGACGATAAAACCGCTGAATTCTTGGCAGGTATTACGACCGGGTGGAAGAATATTCAGCGTGGAACAGAGGATGTGCAATTCAGCTCGGAAGCGGCAAGAGACCTCTATTTGGAATTTTATTGGTTATCCGATCAACTTGATTCCTACACATCCACGCCATCAAATTTTCCGAAGCCGCCCAAGAAGAGCTAAATCTGTACGCTGAGCATCTTGGGTGGCTGCATTGTGTCCCGGAAGGAGAGAAGCGTACTAGGCTGGAAATATACGGATACGAGCTACCGCAAATTAAAATTCTGCCGCACCTCCTCGATCCTTTTAAGTGGTGCGGGTTTAAATTTGGGGTCGTTGAACTAAACGCCTATTGTCAGTTGATGAATATGGAGTACAGCCCGGTGGAAATAGAAATGCTTCTCTCCATGTCAAATTCATACGCTCACGCCATTTTTAACTACACACCGAAAACATTTGATTCTCTTCCGCCTCATGCTCCCACGACATCGGCTAAAGAAGAGGCGATAGAAAAATCAATATACAGAACCTTCGGGGTGCGCCGTGGCTGACATTTATTCGATAGGACTGAAGGTTGATTCGACCGAGGTAAATAGTGCTGAAGCCAACCTTAGAAATCTGGCCAAGTCTGTTGATTCTGTCGAGTCGGGCATAAAAAAACTATCCACCACAAATGCTAAGTTGGGGGAGTCCAGCACCAAAACCGCGAGGGCGGGAAGAACCACAGCAGCGGCTCACATGCAGGCCTCGAAGGCTGCAAGAGCCACAGCTGCGGCGCATATGGAGGTAGCAAAGACTGCAAAACCCACAGCTGCGGCGCATTTGAGCGTGGCGGCGGCTGCGGATAGAAGCGCCAGGTCGCACAGAAATTTAAATTCCTCCCTTGGGTCTTTTAGTGGCAGGATCGGACAAACAGCCATACAGTTTTCGCAGTTTGTTGGGCAGGTTAAGGCCGGAACGTCCGTAGCCGTGGCCCTATCACAGCAAATAGCAGATATCGGTTACGTCCTTAGGCTGCCGTTTATAGGTGCGGTAATTTCTGTAGTTAGTATTTTGGCGGGGTCTTTCATTACTGCGCTCTTCAGCTCTTCGGGCGCGGCAGAGGAGCTATCAAAAAAAATAAAGGATTCAACGGACAACCTAAGGGATTTAACTGCTGCGCAAATAGACTTCATCTCCATCGGCCTGAGAGATGAGATAAACAAACAAACCGAGGCTTTTGATTCGGCGCAAAGCGCGCTCGATAAGAATCTAGAAAGGATAAGACTTTTAGAAGAAGACTATGCTGGATTTGCTAACGGCAACAAAACATTAAAGCGGGCGATAGACGGAGCTAAGGAGTCAACATTAGCTCTTGTCGCTGCCAGAGACACTGAGCGCGCTGCGCTTGAACGGTTACTGGTAAAACAGGCTGAATACGAGAAAGCAAAACAGGGCTCGACGGATAGAACTAAGGAGGAGATCGAGCAGGCCAGCGCCCTTATAGAACGGCTTAGGGAGCAAGCAGAAACCTATGGCATGTCTAATGAGCAGTTGAGGCTTTATGGCATAAACTCAGCCAACCTCACGGGCGCACAAAGGGAAATCGCTTTAGCACTACATGAACAAATAACTGCTCTCGAAATGAAGGCTGCCATGGAGCGAGAGGTAGCCAACGACGAGTCGTTTTTCTCTGAAATCGCCACTCGCCACGAGCAAGACCGCCTAAAAGCTGTAGAAAGGCAGCGACAAGAAGAAGAGCAGTATCTCGGCTGGCATTTAGAATTTTCTCGACAACTTATTGCGGCAGACGAGGAGGTACAGCGAAAAAGAAGAGCCAGCAATGGGCTTTACCTGAGTACTGCGCAAAACGTTATTGGCGCGCTCGGCTCTGCATGGAGTGCGTTTTCCGACAAGCTAAACCAAAACAATAAAAAATCATTTGAGGCCAACAAGAAATTCCAGATAGGGATGGTTGCAATCAACACCGCCGCAGCCATTATGATGGAGCTTGCCACAAATCCAAATCCATACACAAAATGGTTTAACACTGCGGCGATAGCCCTAACAGGTCTTGCCCAAGGAAAAAATATAGCTCGCCAACAGTACGGCGGTTCTTCTTCGTCTTCTGGCGGCGCAGCGCCAGCGCCAGCGGCACCCGCGCAACAACAGGTGACGCAAACACAAAACAGCTATATTAGTATTAACGTCTCTGGCGGGGATGCAGCTGGCGCTAATGTCATTAACGCTCTACGAGAGTATTATAGCCGTGGTGGCGTGCTTTTCGAATCTGACTCAGACCAGGCGAGGAGGTTGATCAGATCATGAGCCAGTCAATATTTTTTTACCCATCCAGAAATTTAATCACGCCAACACCGAGTCTGGTCGATTTGTATGAAATGCGAGTGATACTGACCGCCTTTGATCCGACCAACGCAGCGAGAAAAAGCACTGTTAGCCTAATAAACGGAGGCACTAGGACGATAGGGTACTCGACAGTAAGAGAGTACGGCATAGAATTCAGGCACA